GGAAGCAGGGAACTCGTCTGCTACCCACCTTAGAATTAATCCTGCGGGTGGTTTGGAGGGGATGTTCAGTCCCCTCCTCCACGGTCAGTTGAAGCCGGTGTTGACCCAAGTTCCAATGCTGGCGGTATGGCCGAGAACCTGCTCAGCGAACTTCGCCAGCTCAGCGTCCAGAAGGGCCTCCCGGTGGTCGTGGGCGGCCTGCTCAGTGTCCCTTCCCATGTGCTCGACCCAATACGCCACGGCGATGGCGAGCGCGTCAGCGCGGTCGTCATGGGCCAGACAGCCCTTCTCGCGGGTGAGCCGGGTGAGCTGGTAGATGAGGCCGCGCTTAGGGTCACCTTCAGTGGACCGGTAGTCCTCCTCGATCACCTTGCGGTCAACAACCAGGCGATGCTGGTTCATCAGAGGTTCCAGCGTGTCGGCGATGCGCCGCTCCTTCTGCACCGAGTGCTTCACCTCCTCCACCGTAACGGGGTGGATGCGGGAGACCACGGGCTTGAAGAGCTGGGTGAACATGCCGTCACCGAAGTTGGCCTCGATCACGACCTCGTTCACCGCGTGGGTCTTGGCGAGAACCGCCAGTGCCTTCAGGGTGGCCTCGCCGTAGCCGTCGCGGAAACCGCCCGCTGCAACGAGGAACAGGTTGCCGTGGAGGATTTTGACCACAGCGTAGGTCGTGTCGTCCTTGCCGCGGCCCGAGGGGTCGATAGCGAGGACGCAGCCGGTGTACTCGGCCATCTCCTTCGAGAGCCACAGGGGGCTGTAGTAGCGGTCCCCGGTGAGCGCGGTGTTGGGCAGATCGTTGATGGCGTTGTCGATGCCGTTGCCCCAGACGAGCTTCGCCGGCCCCATGCGGGGGTCGAGGCTCATCACGAGCAGATCGGCCACCTTGAGCGGGTAGCGGTCGGCGTCGGACAGCGAGGTGTCCAGCATGAACTGGAGAGCGAAGCCTGATCGACCGTACTCGCCCTCGCGCTCCAGAAGGTCCAGATCGTTGAACCGAGGTGACACCGCGGAGCCCGGCTTGGCGCCGTGAGCGATCTTGTCGAGGATGAACGGAGCGAGGCGCCCGCGGTACTTCTCGACGTTGACGGGGATGCGCGCCGGCCAGATGCGGATTTCGTAGCCGCGTTCGGGCAGCGTGTTGTAGATCGACATCTCCGTCTGCGGAGTGCCGAGGTAGGTGATGTATCCGGTCTCGGGCTTGGCGACCGCGGCGAACTCCTTCACTGCTTCGAGCAGGAAGTCTCGGCCGTTCTGGGTCGCGGAGTTGTTCAAGCTCTCGATGTCGTCGGCGATGATCTCGTCAGCGCGGGAGCCGGTGAGCTGCCCGGTGATGCCCACGGATTTCACCGAGGGGTCTTTCGAGGTGCGCGCCGGTCCAACGTCGAACATGATCAAGCTGTCCCGCTGGCCCTTGCCGGCCTTCAGGTGCTTGAGGATGTCCATCTCGTCGATCAGACGCTTCACGAACTGGGAGAGCGCATCGGCGTACGGCTTCGAGGCCGAGACCACCATGATCTTCCAGTCGGGATTGCAGAGCAGCCGCCAGCACACGAAGGCGCCGTAGACCCACGACTTTCCGACACCGCGGAACGCCATGATCATCTTCTTCTTCGGGCCGTGCTGGAGGTAGTGCGCGATGTCGTACTGTTCGGGCGTCGGGTCCGGTAGGCCTAGATGCTTCCATGCGAGATACAGGAAGTTGCGGAAGTCTGACTTGATCGGGTCAACATCAGATCGTTCCGCCTGGGTGAGCGATGTGCTGCCCAGAAGATCACGCGTCATGCAATCCTTGAGAATGAGAGAAGGCCCCACGAGTGAACGTGAGGCCCTCTTAGGTTGGCGTTAGGATAACCGCTTGCGCAGTTGAGTGCGACGGACGCGCACGGTGGCAGAGCCAGCGCCGGCCGCCTGCGCGATAACACGCACGGTGAGCCAAGACTTCGACGCGTAGGTCGGGATGGTCATCTTCTCGGTCAAGCAATTGAGCTTGTACGCCACAGGAGCGACAGCTCCACCGCTAGGCAGCGGGAAGAGGTCCATGGTGGTGGACGAGACCGTGCCACTGACGCCGGCCACTTGGACGTACAGGTATGCGCCCGCGAGGTTGGAAGACCCGGCGTCCACCACGATCTCGCTAGAGCCCTGAACGATGTCGCCGAACGACCAATTGGCAATGCTGACGTCCTGCTGGACGCGCACCTCTTCACCAGCGGCGGTGAACGTGCACGCCATGACTTGCTCGTTGTAGCCGTCCGCAGACGCAGCTACAGAGAAGACGCCCGACGCCGAACCGCTCCGCGAGCCGGCCCAGCTACCGGCGACCGTCCCAGTGATGCCCGTGTTAAGGGTGCCGCCCGAGCTGGTTGCGAACATCGGATTGCTGAGAAGGTTCACGAGCGAGATGCTGGGGCTTTCGATGCTGCCGCGTACACCATGCGGGCGAGCCGGCATGATGCTTTGCAGAACTGTCGAGAACGCAAGAGCCGCATTCCACGCCGAGGTGTTACCCTCGTGCGTCGTGTCTGCCATACCAACCATCGTGATGGCGGCCGCCGAGGTCGAGGTGCTGTTCCAGAACCACGGAGCCGGGTCGAACGCGACCATCGGAGCCTGCTCCGCATATTCTCGGATGCTCTGGTTGAGAATGAACAACTGAGCGATCTGGGCGGTGGACAGAGTGGTGCTGCCGGCATCGAGAACGACAAGAGGAAGCATGCCAGCGGCGATACCGCTGTCGATCATCAGCTTGATGTTGGCCCAAGCAGTCGCGCCTGAAGTCCCCGCGGTCGGGTAGTTCTGCGCGATGTCGTTGACGCCGCATCGGATGAAGAGAACGCGGGCGCCGGTAGCAATCGCGGCCGGCAATCGCGCAAGAATCTGATCGCTTCTTTCCGCGCTGACGCCAAGGTTCTTGACGATGATGGCGCGGTTGCCCGCCATTGCATTGCCGACGTTGAAGAAGTTGTAGCCGGATTTGTTGAGCTTCGAGGTGAGATCGGCGTGAACTTGCGCGACTCTACTGTCGCCGAGGACAACTACGGTGTTGGGGTGACGCGACCGCATCTGACGGAGAAGCCACGAAGCGTTGCCGAGGTCGTTCGTTACGCAGGTGTATTCGAGGCCGGTGGTAGTGTCGGTCCACTGGTAGCCGGCGCCGAAGCCGCGGGAGCAGTCAGCGAATGCGTCAGGCGCAGCGGGGAAGTTCGGCCCCTGCGTTGCCGTGTAGGGAAGGTAGGGCATTGGTGTCCTAATTCGGGAGGAGAGAGGTTTCGTCGGAGTGCGCTGGGAACGGCAGAGCCTGCTCCTTCAGCTTCTCGGTGGCGGCATGCGTGCCCTTAGCCGGGGCGATGCCTTGGTCGCGGAGCATGGCGCGAGCGACAGCGAGGTCCGCTGCGGTCGCCTCTCCGTCCTTGATCTTGGTGAGCAGTGCCGTGATGGTCGCGTCGTAGAGATCACCGAGGAGGTCGTCAGTGGTCTTCATAGTTCCTTCTTCCAGTACAGGGCATGCGCGAGGCCCCACGGCTTCGCCGGCTCGTACAGCACGTAGCCGCGCCGGATGAGCGAGTTGGCCGATGGGGTGTTCTCGGTGGTGTCGGTGATGGTGTGGGTCCACCCGAGCTTGCGCGCGTGGCGCTCTCGGACGGCGATGAGACGCTGTTGAAGCCCCTTACCTCGGTGCGCTTCCAGCACGCCTACGCGATACAAATAGCCGGTGTTGCTCCAGCGGTGCGACGACAGTAACCCGCAGAAAGCCGCTGGTGCTCGCCCGTGAAAGGTGAGCCACCAGTAGCCTGTCTCAGGATTGATCTGCGGCGCCGTGTTGCCGAAGCACTTCTCGTGCAACTCGCGTAGCGTCTCTGCGATCTCTTCGTCCGTCCCATCGACCCTTCGGGTGCGATAGGCTGGCGCCATCAGTGAACACCGGCTGCGGTTGCGGCGGCGATGAGCTTCGTGAAGTCCACCTTTGCGAGGATGAACGCCGCAGCGAAGGACGCCCCGCTCCAGTAGAGCTGACGACCTTCGACTTTGCGAACACGTTCCTCAAGGTCGGTGTGCTTCTTGCCGTTCTCAGTGAGCATGTTGATCACGGAGTCCAGCTTGCCCTCAACGCGACCGAGGTCACGCTGAAGGTCAGACTGTTCAGACATCAGTACGTCGTCCAAGCGAGGATGTTGCCGTTGACGGTAGTGCCCTTGTTATCGACCGTCTTGGTGGAGCCGTTAGCAAAGATGCGGCTGACGTACGTGCCGCTAGCCGCTGCGCTGCTGTCAATTTGGATGAGGTTCGTACACGACGGGCTACCGTTCGCGTTCATCACTGTAAGCGTACCGTTGTTGACGCTAGTGATATTGTTGCGTATGCCTGTTGCGACACCTTCCGTATGGAAGCCATCAATGACGACGTTACCGCCGACAACCTCAATACCAATAGCCACAGAGCCACCTGACGCGCCCGGTCCTTGTACGACCAGATTGCGTGTAGGTGATAGCAAGCCCGCGTAGTTGAAGTACATCTGCGAGTTATTGGTAGGGCCTGTGTTACCGAGG